CCCGACACAGTAGTTTATAGATCTATGTGGGAAAAATATGCCTTTATGTGGTGTGATAAGAATGCAGATGTTAAATCATGGTCATCTGAAGAAACAGTGGTGCCTTACTATTATGACGTAGATAAAAAATACCATAGATACTTTGTAGATCTAAAAATTACATTTAAGAATGGAAAAACGGTATTAGTAGAGATTAAACCAGAAAAAGAAACTGCACCTCCGACAGGGTCTCGTAAAACAAAGCGATACATCTCTGAAGCTCTCACATATGTAAAAAATATGAATAAGTGGGAAGCGGCACATAGCTTTGCTAATGACCGCGGTTGGGAGTTCCAGGTGTGGACAGAAAATACTCTACGTAAGATGGGTATTATGCCAAAAGAAACACCAGGTAAACTCAAGCCTATGAAGCCGTTGCAACCATTTCGTAAAAAGCCTAAGAAAAAGATATAAATACAGGTATGAGTAATCTATTTCAAAAGATAGGGTATGAGGCATTTCGTGCTGGTATCAATCCACGTACTAAACAATCGCGCGATTGGTTTCAGCAAAAAGTTGGCCAACTCAGAAATATTAATCGTTTAGATCTTATGAAAGAAGAACCATTACAATTGAAGAATAGGTCATTAGTTGGTTCTATGAATATGTTTTTTTATGATCCTAAACATAAAGATACTTTACCATATTATGATAAGTTTCCACTCGCTATCATAGTAGGACCTGCGGCTGGTGGCTTTTACGGGCTAAATCTACATTATTTACCTGCAATATTAAGAGCTAAATTTTTAGATGCGTTAATGGATATTACATCGAATAAATCGTATGACGAAACTACTAAATTTGAATTATCATACAAGATGTTAACAGCTTCTGCTAGGATGAAATTCTTTAAGCCTTGTTACAAACATTATCTCAACGCACATGTCAAGAGTAGGTTTGCCCGAGTACCTGCACCTGAATGGGAAATCGCAACATTTTTACCTACGGCTGATTGGCAAAAGTCAAGCGGTAATAAAGTTTATAAAGATTCGAGGAATATGATCAGATGACAACAATAGATCAATTCAAATCAGCAGCATCTTTGAAGTTAGGATTTGCTCGAAGTAACCAGTTTTTAGTACAGTTACCTACAAATCTCGGTGGAAAACCAGGTTTGACCGGCTTTGCAGGAATATTATCGAAAATTGGATCTCTATTAGGTGGAGAGGACATGAATATATTATGTTCTCAAGCTCAATTACCTGGTAAAAGAATATTAACTCACGAAAGAAATGTTGGAGCAGAAAATCAACAGGTTGCATACGGTTATGTTGTTGATCAGGTTTCTTTGACATTTTATTGTATGAATGACTATGGTATTGTAAAATATTTTGACGAGTGGAGAGATATGACAATACAACAGATACCTGGTGAAGCGATGTACAAAAAAGATTACGCTAAACCAATTAAAATACACCAATTAAGAAGGCCATTGGCAGGCAAAACTATATCAGCTGGACCTATTAGACTTAACCTAGGATTAGGTGGTAGTAGTGTATACTCAGTTGAATTATTAGATGCATTTCCTACAACCGTTTCAGCAATTGAATTAACCAATGAGCTCGACGGTCTAGTGCAATTGACTGTAGGAATATCATATACAAATTGGATAAATACTGAAGGTGGCCAAGGTTGGATCTCAGCATCTGCTGGATTAGGGAGCTTTGGATTATAGGAGAATTGAATGGCACTACCAAAGTTGAATGAAATACCAAAGTATGATTTAGTTATACCATCACTTAATGAAACTGTACGTTTTAGACCATTTTTGGTTAAAGAACAAAAAGTATTAATGTTAGGTTATGAATCACAAAACAAAAAAGAAATACTAAAGGCAATTATAGAAACAATTGATGCATGTGTAAGTGGAGATGTTGATTTAAATCGATTAACTACTTATGATGTAGATTATATGTTCACCAAAATCAGAGCTAAATCTGTAGGTGAAACAGCTGATATTCAGATTTCTTGTTCTAACTGTCAAGAAATGAATGATGTAAAAGTAAATTTAGATTCTATTGAAGTAAAGGATAAAAAGGAAACAAACACAGTAAAACTGACTGATGAGATTTCTGTTAAACTGCGACATCCAACATATAATTATTTTATGACTAGCAGTACATTTTTTACAGAAGGTAGGTCTGAAACTGATATGACTATGGATCTTATTGTGTCATGTTTAGACTCGGTATTAACTGAAGAAGAAGCGATAAAAATTAGTGATGAATCACATGAAGAAGTATTAGCTTTTGTTGATTCGCTATCAACTAGTCAATTTGAATTAATTACAAAATGGGTAGAAAATATGCCATCGCTTCAGACAGAAATTAAATTTAAGTGTAAACACTGTGACACCGAAAACACTAAATTATTGAAAGGACTTGATGATTTTTTTTAATAAACCTCTCTCACGATAGTCTGGAAAATTATTTTAGAGTTAACTACCAATTATTGCAAAACTTTCATTATGCTCTTTCTGATCTAGACTATATGATGCCATGGGAGAGGGAGATTTATGTTTCTATGTTGATAGATGAATTAAAAGAAAAAGAACAACAAGCAGCGCAACAACGAGGATAAAATGGCTACATTAGCTGACGTCAAAGAACAACTCGAAGCTTCTAACGAACAAGGAGAAGCTCAACGCAAAGAATTAAGCGAACTTAACGCTAATTTTTCTGCATTCTTACGTGAGATTAATGAAGACGATAGTCAAGAACTCGAAGACAAAAGAGAGGCTGCTGCTCGTGGAGGTGCATCTACAAAGGCTCCTGGCTTTATAGGTCAAGGTGTAGATGCAGCACGAGGAGGTTTAGGTAGCTTCTTAGGATTTGGTGCTGGTCTCGGTTTAAGAATGTTAAAGCGCGGAATACCAGGCTTGATTGGTACAATGTTTGCTGATGAGATAGCAGACTATGTAATGGGAGAAACAGGTAACGCAGAGCTTGCAGATGCTGTTGGCCGTGCAGTTACGTTTGGTGGCATTGGTCTAATATTTGGTAAAAGATTTGCATTACTTGGTGGGGCTCTCGGTGCATTGATGACTCCTAAAAATAAGGAATCAATAGAAAAATTAGGGGAGCAAGCTAAAAAGTTATTTGAAGATGTAGGATGGTTTAAAGACGGATTTCCGAGCATATCAGGAATATTTGATACAGTTAGTAAATCATTTGGTAATACTCTTGATAATCTAAGAGGTTTATTAGGCGATGAACAACAAATGGCTAAAATCGGTGCAGATCCTATTGCAGCAGTTAAAGATTTGGGTATTACTATGGGTGCACTCTTTGCTCTCTTTGCCCCAGGTGCTGCAGTATCTTTAGCATTAAGAGCATTAATGGCACCATTCAAAATAACAATGAATGCAGTTAAAGGAGCCACGGCTGCAGCATTAGGTACTGCGGTGACGGCTGCTGGAGTACGAACACAAGTAGCACAAAACGCAAGACCATCAAGAAACTTTACGCGTAATGCTCAAGGCCAAATGACAAACTTAAAAGGTGCTAGATTATCTGGAGCAGCATTAAATACTGCAATTGCAACAGAAGCCGCTGATAAAGCTGCTCAATTAAATGAAGGAATGGCAAATAAATTCCCTAAATTAAAAACCTTCATGAAATTTTTAAGAGCTGGTGGTCCAATCTCAGCCTTAATCGGAGCTGCAGAAGTAGCAATGATTTTATCAAAAGATGGACCTGTCGATAGTAAGATTGGTGAATTAGGTGGTGCATTAGGTAGCGCCATAGGTGGACTATCAGGATTTGCTGGAGGTGCAACGCTTGGAGCAATTCTTGCTGGTCCTGCAGCACCCCTTGGTGCACTAGGTGGTGGTATTTTAGGTGGTGTGTTAGGATCACTCGGTGGCGACGCCATCGGCATGGCACTTGCGCAGTATCTATTTGATAAAAAAGTTGATGCTTTTGGATTTCCATTTGGATTTGTAAACGATATGATTAATAATAAAGTATCGGCTGGTGCATTAGGTAGCTCTATAACACCTATACAATCTGGTGGAGCAGGTGGTGAATTTGGTACATTATCGCCTATTAGTCAAAATACTGTCAGCGGTGTAACTTTAGATAATGGTATGACACTTGCAGAATTTAATTCAATGCAAAATTCAGGTAT